CCGTTCTTGAATTCGCGCTTCGTTATCGACGAGTCCTTCGCCTGAATCTCCCATGGTCTGAGTATAGCGTGGATGGAGGCGGCGGGAATTGAACCCGCCCTCAATCCAACTAAATCAGTTACTTGCAGCGGCTGAGTGACCAGAAGGTGACCAAGCATTAACGGCTTTGTTTCCCGCCTCGGGTGCGTCATCCGGCATCCAGCGGGCATACGTCCGTGCGGTAAAAGCCTAGTTCGTATGTCCCAGTTGCTTGCTGACCCACATGATGTGTTCGCCAGCCATCAGCATCATTGAAGCGTAGGTGTGGCGGGTTTGGTATGGATTCCGATACCGCACTCCAGCTTTCTTCAGTGCAGGCGACCAGAGCGTTTTGCGAATTGCTTGATCGCCGGTCCAGCGTTCGCCTGTGCGCGGATCCTGGAACACCTCTTTGTTCTTTAGGTACGTGCGTGCCTTCTGAGCTTTCAGTGCTTCCAGTGCGGGCGGGAGCAGTTTGACATCCCGAAGGCCAGCTTTAGTCTTTGGCTCTTCCGGTTCTGGCGCTCCCTGAGTCAGGGCGCGTGAGACTCGGACCATCCCGCGGAGCCAGTCAACGTCTGCCCAGTCGAGCGCACACAGTTCGGATGTTCTCAATCCTGTCCAGAACGCAAACTGAACTAAATTGAACCCTTGACCATCGAGCTTGCCGAGAATTGCTTCCCGTTCTTCCTTGGCGAACGGGTCAATCTGACGCGCTTTGTTCTTGCCGGTAACCCCGCTGCCCCGTCGCCGTTTGATCTTGTAGCCTGCCAGCGGATTGTGTTCGATGAATTCGTTCCTTACAGCATCGTCGAGTGCGATGCGAAGTGGAGACAGGACGTTGCCGAGAGTCTTCGGCGTCATCGTAGGGTGAAGGTCTTCCCAATCCTTGACGTGCTTGCGTCGTAGATCCGTGAGGCAGAGCTTGCCGAACCCTGATATGAGATGACCTCGAACGATCTTGTCGTAGCCCTTCCAGGTCGAATGCTTCACGTTCTTCTTCTCAGCGTCCAGCCAACCGAGGAGATACGATTCCACTGTGACGCTATCTCCAGGCATTCGTGAAAAGAATTTGACCTTCGCTGAGTCGGGGAAGTGCTTGGCGTAGTCGAACTCATTCTTCGCTATCTCATCTTCGATTCGAGCCTTCCACCGTTGGCAATATTTGAGGTTCCTGTCCGTCGGTTCCAGCTTTACTCGTTCACGGCAACGCACTCCGCGGTAGTAGAAATCGATCTCTACCGATGATGCGCTGCGGGCGCGGATGCCTGACCTATCACCCATGCTTCGTATCCCTCCCTATCAATAAGAATTCTTCCATCTGGGGCCTTCGTGTATACACGACCTTCCAGCCAATCGCCACGTTTGATTTTCGATCGGATGGCATCTTCCGTATACCCGGACTCCAGCGCAAACTTTTTGATCGTCAGCCAGCGAAGCATCTACTCCATCTGCCCCGCGTCGATCCCATTCGCGTCGTGCAATAACGCATTCGACACAGATTTCAAATTTGCAATTCTCCTTTGTTCGGTTTTGTTGCGGCTGCCGCCGCGTCAATGCGCCGCTCGCCCGCTGGATGGGGACGAGGATCATTAGAAGGGAAACGAATTCAGGAAAGCCGTGTCTGGAGCAGGAGCTACGAATGAGTGTCGATCACTCCCTCCCTATATTGTGCTTTCTTTGCCTGCCCACGCAACATTTCCACCAGAAGAATTGCTGCTGCGATTTGTCAGACTCCAACATGTTGCATCGATGCCTTCATCCATGCACATACTAGGGAGGGAGCAGAATGCATCAACAGGACGCGCCAGCGAGTTCCCGGATGTTGCGGGCAGCGGCATATGCCGTGGTATACTAAAGATATAGTAGGTTTGAGGTTTCAAAACAATCACAACAAATTTTGATCACCCTGGTGAGGCCGCACTGGACACCCAGCAGGCGGCGAAGCTGATCGGAGTGTCGGTTTCTCTGCTCCTCAAATGGAGATCCCGTCATGAAGGTCCTCCCTTCTTTCGGGCAGGCCGAGCCGTGAGATACCGGCGCGATACCGTTCTCCGATGGATTGAAGCAAATACGGTCCTCCCTGACCGTTCCAGGACCAACTAAGACAAGGCTCCCAGCCTTCCCTCTGACAAGTTCGCAGTTCGCGGACTTCCTCTTGTTTTCCCCAAAATTAAGGCCATCGCTGCCGCCATGAAAGTAGCAGCGGACCGCCCGGGGAACCGGCGCGGGCACGAAGAGGAAACATGGACGCAGAAGAGAAGGCGAAGCGCACGCAGTCCATCGAGCATGGGCTACGTGCTGCGGATAAGAACAACGAGCCGGGACATCTGGCCGAGCAGTTCGTACTTCATTACTACACCAGCTACCACGGGCAACGGTTGATTCACTACTTCAACAACCAGTTCTTCACGTACACCGGCACTCACTACAAAAAAATCAGCGACAACATTCTCAAGCACAAGGTCTACAGGTTCGTGAAAGAACATGCCATCTCAAAACGCACATCCGGCCTGCTCGACATCACATGGAAATTCGTGTGCGCCGACATCACACTCGATGAAGAAAGGAAGTGGGATACATGGCTCCATGAACCTCCCATCGGCGGGCGCTGCAACTTCGTCGGTTTGCGGAACGGGATCCTGGATCTCGATCATCCCGAGAAGGGAGTCCGTCCGCATACTCCTGAGTGGCTGAGCAGAACATGTTTGCCGTTCAGCTACGATCCGGCTGCGCAATGCCTGGAATGGGAGAAGTTCATGGACAGCGCGTTCAGCGAGGACGAAGAACGGAAGGCATTGCTGTGCGAATGGTTCGGATATTGCCTCGTTCCAGACAATTCCCTACGGAAGTTCATGGTCTACGAGGGTCCGACAACCGCCGGGAAAGGCCTCACCGCCGATGTGCAATGCCACATCCTGGGCGATGACGAGGAGAACGACAATGTGAGCAACATCGCATTGGAAGATCTCGACAAGGATTTCCACATCACACGTACGGCGGGCAAGCTTCTCAACAAATGTGATGAAACCGATCAGGTGGAAAGACTCGCGGAAGCTCAGCTGAAACGTTTGACGGGCGACACCGGCAAATTCTTCTTCAACGTGAAGCACAAGGAGGGTTTTGACGAGCCGGTGACGGCCAGGATCCTGATCCTGAGCAACAACGGCATTCCCATCTACGACCGTTCACAAGCCGTCCTGGCTCGAATGCTGCACTTGCAGTACGACAAGAGCCATCGGGACAACCCCGACACCGGCCTGAAGGCGAGGCTGTTCGCAGAAGCGCCGGGGATCTTCCGCTGGGCATTGCAGGGATACGCCCGTATCCAGGCAACGCGAAAATTCACCATTCCCAGGAAGAGCAAAGAGGCGCTACTCCATTACCAGGAGCAAAGCGATCCGTTCAAAGTCTGGTTTGAGGAGAACGTCGAAGTCACGACAGACGAGAAGCTGTACTTGTTCAAACACCGCGACGTGCTTGCGAAGCACAACGACTGGCTGAAAGAAGGTGGGCACAAGCCAATCGCGGACAACACCTGCGCGAAGCAGATCCGTTTGCTGGTGCCGGGAATCAAGGACGATGGCTGGGAGTCTTACCAAGCTGGTCCAAACGAGTTCAGCCGGGCGCGAGTCTGGCGCGGCCTCAAGTGGCGCAAGAACTAGTCAGAAAATTGATCAGCCGCGAATGCGCTGCTTGATCAACTACCTGATCATTTGAACAGGTTGATCGGGTTCTGATCGGGTTCTTCAATGAGCCTGATCAGACCCATCACCTGCATTTCATTACTCTTACTGCTCTCTGATCAGGTTGATCAGGTTATTTACTCAATTCAGTCAGTAGTTACACGTTCTCATTGGAATCAATAACATGCGAACCAGTACGTGTATATACGGCAGAAATTTGCAAAAGCCTGATCAGCCTGATCAATCTGATCATCCCTGCTCGATCCATGCTAGACGCACGTTCACCTTTCAAAAAAATATGCTCAATTTAAAGCCAATTCACCTGAAGTGCCCGTACTCTCATTACGAGCCGTGTCCAATCGAATCTCCTGACGAACTCGCGAACGTCATGAACTACCTGCACACGACTGTCTGTCCTCTTGGCGATCTGTGCGACATTGAGAAGCATTTGGACGAATGCCGGTTCTCTGCGGCGGAAATACTGCATTGCACGAACGGGAGTGTAGACGCGGCACGGGATGTCATCTGGGCGTTCACGAGATCGTATGAAACATGCGGGGGCGAAGCCGTGAAGTTCTGGCCGATGCTGCGGGCGCTGGATCATTTTTGATTCCCGGCGTACCGGCATCTCTCGAAACCGGCGGGATTGGTCGAGAACGTGATTTTCCATTCATCCATGCGACAAACGCGACTCACATCCGACCTCTGGTGGATGCCATCAAGCCCAGCCCACAACCGAAGCTGTGGCCCAGCTTGGAGGAGTCTGTGAAGCGCACAGAAATGGGGTGGAAGCGGTACCGCCCGTCTGATACTGGACGCTAGGTAGTGACTCATTTTGAATTTGTGCCTCGGCCTATCTTGACGAACACGCTGGCGATCTTCCAGACCGTATCCGCGAACAGCACGAGGAAGATTGAGATGGCGACAATGAGAATCGGACGAAAGAATGGTATTGTGAGATGGAAGTAGTAAGTAGGCAGAAAAAGCGAACCAAACAAAATTAGATAGATCACACCGAGAACTTTCCTAGTTGACTGTTTCATGCGGTCTTCTTCCGATATGGCCCACTCAACTCAATTCGCATCCGGTTTCTCCGCGTGGTTCGCTGTTGAAACCTGGACGATCCTGTAACCAGCTGCAGTTGCCGCAAGCACCACAACCATGCTGATCAGGACCGCGCGCCACGACGGGCCGCTGCACAGATCACAGTAGAACGTGTACGTTAACCCGGAGCGGCGCATCCACACAACATGACCATCGCCCAGAAAGAATGACCAGGCCGCCAGAACCATTCCAACATAGACCGGTTTCAACTTGTTGAAAGCCAGACCAGTCACGGCACCCGCCGCGAGAAACGGCATCAAATTGATTACCGGCCCGAGGGGGATAGATTCAAGGACAGTTCGCCCAATCCCTGGCCAAACGAGCCAGTCATCGAGGAGAGTCTCAAGATGCCATACGTTTTCGTACCGTCCCCATCGGGAGATCACCCACATCCCCAGACCGAGGGCGACAATCGTTCTTACAACAAATGTGGCCGTGGACTTCAATGGGTGAACTTGAACGTGGAAAGCATGTGCTGATAAATCGGGTAAATGGACATGTCCTGGATTCTTTCACCGGCGTTTTCGTCATGAATCGTGATTTCAAATGTATCGGAATTCCGAACAACGTAGACCATCTCGAATTCCCGGCCGGTTGGATGTTTGTAGCGAACCTTCAAAGCGGGTATGCCGTCAATGACCAGTGCCTCCTCAGCCGTTTGAGCATTCGGATTCCGTTTCAGTTCTTGAAGCCACTGGCTGGAACTCTTGTCCGCTGGTTTGGATGCCAGGTGCTCGATCATCACAGAATCACCGGGCCGCGCAGGATCCCAAAACGTCACGAAGACGTTTCCCTCCGCTGGATCCGAACAAGAATGGCAACTCCCAATCGTCCAGTTCGCTGGGTATTGAACGCTCCACCCGGCCCGATTCGTGAATGTCTTCCACGCTGGTGTCTGTTCCGTCTTCTGTGGTGGTTGCACCGCAATCACAACCATTCCGAACACGAGCGTGATGAGTTTCATGAGTTCTCTCTGGTGTCTGCCTCTGGAACCATTTCCTTCTTGATGTGCCGTTCAATCCTGCTCAGGAACGCCCCCAATGAATATGAAACAGCAGTACAGAACGCCGATTCATACCCCCGTAAGGCTACGCAGTGCACAGTAGGTTCACAAGGGGCTCCCAATGGACGGGCGAAGCGTTCGCTGAGCGGATAGGATCGATCAAACACATAAGGCAGACACAGCATCAGAAACGGCAGCACCCATACCCACTGCATGACCCGATGCCCGAGTCGCCGCTGCCAGAAGAATCCATTTATGAACCCCAAGGCTACTGGCACCGGGAAGTAGGGCATTCTGCCCAGAATCCACCGAGCAGTTGAAGGGGACACTGCGCTCTCAGTCAGAACAGTCGCCAGGAGTAGCACACCGACAGTGCTGATGATTTGATGCAACGGAAAGGTCCAGAGCAGCGTCCACCAGTTGATGTGGTTCTTCACTGGCGAAACACTCATTTCGTCGTTACATTCCATATTTATTGGCCTGTAGTGTGGCTCCGAAGTGAGTGTGGTGGGTAGTAAAATGAGTGCTGAGTGAAACGTGATGGGGAAGCAAAACAAACGATTGCAGTGCCCCTCGTGCCATCAGCGGATTGCTGCATCTAAATCGATATTTCGCGAAGAACTTCGTTGCCCTCAGTGCGGTAAGGCGCTCCAAGCGTCTGTGGTGTATATGCGCTCGCTATGGCTGCTCTGTGTCATGATCGCTTTCCTTCTCCTGTGGGAAGCAGGAGTTGGTGTTTTTAAATTCTGCCTTTTTTTGAATCCTCTTGCGTTCGTTGTTCTCATGCTCGCGGTTCGAGTTGCTCCATTCCTGCTACCTCCCAGACTGATTGAGCGCAGACGGAGTCACCTTATAACACTTGGCCTCAGTGGGTGACGGCAGAGCGTCCCCTCCGCGGATCTTGCCGCGTCGCAAAGCCACTCCCAACCCGTCCCCCTGGGGAGAGATTCCCTACCTACATCCTTCGTAGAACTTTCCAGGAGTACTACTCTTAAGTCGGACTACACCATGAGTGACGGAACTGGCGGTTAAAAGTGACTCGCAACTGTCACAGCGAAATGCATATGTCTTTTGCGTTCAGTGATATAGCCGAATGTCATCGGTGACGCGAGTGACAGTCTGGAAAGGTAGAAAGCTGGGGATCGGCAATAAGGGCGAAAACATCTGATCGATTTCCATAGTTCACCTCCAAGGGAGGCGTACTAATTCCTGCGGGCAAGCCTCTGCAGCAACACAGCATTCTGCTGCTCAAACCACCGGCACAGATCGATCAGCCGCTGAATGTCTCCATCGTTCCAACCCGTCACCCGCTCCTCCTGCTCCTGCTCGATGTCGTCCAGCATCGCCTGAGTCTGAGGCGTTGGTAGTTCTTTGTTGTTCAACCACTCGTCAATCATAGAGGCGATTCTACCAGTACTCCGGCCAGGACTCCGGCGAAGTTCATCCGCACCTGCCAACTTCGGAATTCAAACATTTAATTTCGTTCCAACCGAACAGGCAAAAATGAAGGCCCAATGACGGGCCTTCCGATGCTGGCTGGATTGTAGGTTTTTGTTACACCGATGCAGACCGGAGCAGACGGGCAACCTTCGTGTGCGAGACGCCCATGCGATCTCCGATCTCGCGCAAGCTCAGGCCATCGGCGGCAAGCTGATGAATCTTCGTCTCGCTCACGAACTTCTGCGGCCTGCCCAACTTCTTCCCCTGGCCTTTGGCGCGTGCCAATCCCATCACGACCCGTTCCTTGATGATGCTGCGTTCCAATTCGGCAACGGCAGCGACAATGGTGAACACCATCCGGCCCATCGGCGTCGAGGTGTCGATGGACTCATTCAAGCTGATGAAGTCGATGCCCAGGCTGGAGAACTCTTCGAGCGCCAGGACGAGGTGTTTGGTGCTTCTCGCGAACCTGTCGAACCGGGCTACGAGCACAGCATCGATCTTCCGGCGTCGAGCATCGGTCATGAGGCGGTCGAGTTCAGGGCGTCGATCCTTCGCGCCACTGACTCCGATGTCAATGTACTCACCGGCGATCAGAAAGCCACGGGCGGTTGCGAACTCGCGCAACGCAATCAACTGCGTCTCCGGATCCTGGCCGTTGTTCTTCGTTGAGCATCGGGCATACAAAGCAATCCTGCGGCAATTCATTTCTGTTCACTCCTCCGTGGCCGATTCCAATACGGCGACTTACATTTCAAACTCGGACACACCTTCGGATCTTCCTCGGAACGTGGAAACCATACCCAGCCGCAGCGCAGGCAGGTCAACATGCGCCGGGGAGAGGGTACTGATTTCTTAGCTGCCTTCTTACGCGCCATCCTTTACTCCATTCTGTCTATTACCCATATAGGTATATACCTAGACCAGTACATTTGCAACGACAAAACGAAGTACACATCCGAGGGTACTGCGCTGCGATTGCCGCGTGATTCTCGGAGCCGAAGTTGAGGCGCTAGTCAGCGGCGGGCACGGATAGATCTGTTACGGCTACCGGGGATGATGCCGACCAGGGGGCACAGATCCATTTTGGGTCCCATCCAACACGTTTGGGTCCTACTCGCGCAACGCGCAGGGGGCACATATTTCCAAAGGGTCCCATCTCAGCAATGTCGGCAAGGGCTGGCCGCGATGCTGGCCCGTTTTCATCGAATCGTGTTGTGTGTGGAACAGTAGCTCCAGATATTCGGATTTGTGCCGACGAAAATGTCGCAGAAATCAGTTTGGTAGGAAACATCAAATGAATCTCGGTAGCTGACAAAGCCAACAAACACCAGGAACTCGTTCAACGTAGCTATTTTCGATGGATCATCGGCTGACAGAGGGGTGGTGAGCATCAACGTTTGGAACGGGCTGATCTGGTTGGGAGCGATATCCATATTAATCAGGCTGCTATACTTCCTGGTTTCAGCGCTCATTTCATCAAATTGCTTCTGCGTAAATGCGATAAAACGCTGGCTTAATATTTCGCGGGTTGCCGATTCCCGAGTGGCCGACAGGCTGTCATAGCGGTACAGCAAGAGACGAAATTTAGTCAGTGCGGATTTAGCTGGAGTCTTACCGATATCTTTGATGGCGAAGTTAACGGATGGATTCAAGGATTCGACTTTATCAAGGAACGCCGGACGTCCGTCGGCGATAACATACGGACGCTCTTCAATCCTAAAGGCATCTCTTGTCTGTTGGAGGGTTCCGTCAGCCGTCTTTGCTGCACTCATCGCGCCCTGAGCGGCATCTTGGCTAGCTTTTAGATTTTTGCTCAGTATGTGGATATTAATCCCGGCGAGTACGGCTCCAACGAAGACCAAAACAAATCCGGCTATTTCAAGCCCAAGTCGCCATTTATCGCGGTGTTCTTGCCGATTTTGTTGCTCCGTGTTGGCTACATATGTATTTATCGCGGTGCCAAGCTGATTCAGTTCACGGACAGATACCGTGTCGGTCACACTCACCTCGTGGTTGGTGCTCTGTTTGCCATACCCGGAACTATCATTGGGGCTGTCTGGCGTCTTGTTGTGATTTTTTTCCTTTAAGTGCTCGTCTACGCATTGCCCAATAGTGCGGGTGACCCTTGAGAGGATATTTAGCGCGAGATCTGCAACAGAAGTGGGTGATTTTTGGACCATGCTTGCCGGGAAAGCAATTTTGCTGCTTGACCGTATTGTTAAGAGCACTCAAGACAGGACAGGTCCAAGGAATCCGGTCAGACGGACGTATGCAGAAAAAAATCTGGACTCAGGTGAAGGGGCTTTCAACTCGGAGTGTGGGCACAAAACAGTGACCAGAAGTGTGACCAACCCATGCCCAAACATGCCCAATTGTGACCAAAAACCGGTCACAAAATTGGGTTATGTTGTTGATTCTTGGATGGAGGCGGCGGGAATTGAACCCGCGTCCGGAAACGTTCCGCGCGAGAGTCTACATACTTGTCAGGTTCCAATTTGTTGTCGAGCCCCGGCCTG